CGTTATCAACATAAGATGTATAAACAGAACCAGTCAGGTTAGTACCGATGGTCATTGTTTGAACGGCTTTGGCATCCATTTCGTAGTTGAAACCTTTACCATTGCTACGAGCAGCAGCTTTGATATCGTTCCATCCTTTCTCAACAGCAGTACCAATCTCGTTCTTAATGTTCATAATATGCTCACCATAAGAAGTTGCTACTTTAGCACTTTCTTTAGCTTGCAATTTGCCAAAAGATGCTTTAGCCTCAAGAACTTCGTTTCTTGCTTCAGCAGCAGTCTTGTTAGCTTTAACCAACTCCTCGTTGATTTGCTCAATCCTTGATTCGAAAGCCTTTGCAGCTTTCTCTGTGTTTACGGCTACTTCAGCCTTCTGCTCAGCCAATTTGGCATCAAGAGCAGCTTCAAACTTTTTTAAATCTTCCATTTTACTTTTAATTTAGAATTTCCTTAATATTGATATTAGTGACTGCTCAAGTTCCTCGTTGTTCTTTTGCTGCACAGGTGTATTTTCAACTGCCTGTGTGCTACTTGCCTTCTCAATCGCTTGCGCCAATTGTCTGACCTTAATCAGACATAGTTCAATTGTCTCGTCAGTTACATCGCTGTTTCTGATAAACTTCTCAAATGTCTTAATTTGTTCTTGTATCTTGGTACATTCCTCCAAACTTTTTATCCCCAAAATTGGTGTATATTCATTTGCACCCCAAGCTGTAAGGCTTGATCCCTCAAAAAGCATCACTTCATGTATCTCATTTGCACTATCACTCTTTTGCTCTCTGAGAGTCCTAAAACCAATTGAGTGTTCACCAATCAATCCACTCTCAACCATTTTTATAAAGTCTTGCCCAAGCCTATGCGTTCCTACTTGTGAACGATAATACAAGCCATAGCTATCTTCTTTCAACTCAACAATCTTACCAAGTGGTTGGCTTGGGTCATGGTTGAGCAAATGCTTTACCCTTCCTTTTGCCTCTGGCCCCCAATCTTGAATAGACCTTTTGAAAGCACCTGGCATCATTATATCGCCATCAGAGTCAACCATTCCAAATGCAGAAAAATAACCGCTTACCTCGCCTTTCTTTGAGTCAACATCCTTGACATTGGCCTCAAATGATTTGTAATTATATATCATACTTTTTTTATTTTCTTGTTCATTTTCTTCTGGATGCTCAGCCAAATAAGCCACATAAGCCTCTCTTGCTGAGTCACGACTGGTGTACATACACTCACCTTCTCCAATCCTATATTTACCATTTTCGCACCTACTTATCGGCATTGTTACTGTTTTAAAATTAATCTACCATTAGCATCGCGCTTTGGAATAAATCCAACCGTACACCTACAATTTATAGTAAATCCTTTAGGACTCTTTGGGTCACCAGGTATCTCAGCAACAACAGGTCTCCCAAGTTTATCCCTACTTGTGAAGTTCTCATCAAATGCAACCACTTGCCCATCCATATCCCAATGATCATAAGAGTCTCTTGGAATCCTTCTTGTCCTGCTATCTCTTGTTGCTATCCAAATCTTGTCAACCAAGAAGTCATGCTTACTCGCCCCAATAAACGCAGCATAGTTGCTTGACCTCATCACCTCAGTCCTCGCTATCCTTGTTGCCCTCATCTTTGCATAGCCAAGTTCCTCATCCTCCATTATCATCTTAGCAATCTCATCACTACTCAAACCCTGCGCAATGCCAAGCGAGATAATGGCATCAATCTTCATCTTAGTAGTATTGGTCATGTTGGCAACCAATTGCAGTCCAAATTTAGTTAAAAAAGTAAGCATCTCATTAACCCAATCTAAATTTAGTCCAAACGGGTTACTTGCTTTTCTGCTCATTATTCCAACCGCCCTATAACTTGCATTGCCAAATAGTATAGCAGCTTCTTTGTACAATTGCTGCATAATAGTAAACATCTCCTCGTTCCACACATAGGTACCCATCATGCTCCTTGTAGCCTCTGGGCCATTCTTCTTCAGCATCACAATAAACCGCTTCATGTCCTTGTCAATCGCATTTGCAAAAAGAGCAATGTACTTGGCATCAAGTTGGTTTCTCAACCTCTCCACTTTCAACCAATATTGCTCTCGCTGCTTCGCGTTCATCTTCAAGTCTTTTTTTATGCCACAACCTCAGTTTGGCCATCATCATTTGCTCAGTTCGGCATTTCCTCTCCGACACCATTTTGGGATGCAGAGTCATCACCATTGACCATATTGTCTGATCCGAAGTTGTTGCCGTTATTTGTTCCATCAGGTACAGTTAAATCCATCCCAACTTGATCAAGCCTTACAAGTCCACCATTAACGTAAGCATACCCAAATTCACCCTCTCTTTCAGAGTAGTTCATCGCTACGCGCTTCTCATCAAAGGTCAACCAGTTTGCATCACGAAGTGAACGGGTCATCCTCTCCATGTCCTGCTGCATCTCTGGAAGTGCTGTAATGTCAAAATCAATATACAAGTCCTCACCAAATTGAGGAACTAACCACTTATTTAACTCATCACGCAATTGGCACAGCTTTGGTACAATTGTGTTCGTAACAAGGTCACGCATTGCGTTCTGGTAGTTGTTGTAGCTTGATGTATCGGTGTCAAACAACACAGCAGGCAAACCAAACACCCTACACCATTGGTGCATTGACATTTGCATTGTCTTGACAAGCTCCATATCAACACTACTCAATCCAAAATTAAGGTAGTCCCAAGGTGTTTGCAACACATCAATCCTTCCTTTGTTTTGTGTACCATTCACATCATCATTCAGCTTCCTCTTAATGAGGTTGGCCTGCTCCATTGATGGTTGAGCAGAGATTGAACCCACAACTTTAGGAGTTAATGCGCCTTTTGCTCCACCATTGAAAGCCATCATCGCAGATGCATCAGCAGCAGCGTTTGACATTCTTAGGGTCTTGTAAGATGCACGCAAAGGTGATAGACCTCTAAGATGTGACCTTGTACTTGAGTTAAAATCTGGATTCCATGTTTTCCATTGGCACACCCTACTTTTCTCTATGTCAATGCCTTGGTCAACCATTAGCTTATACCCAAGGATGCCATACAGGTCATTTGGGTCAGGGTATATGTCAAGGAACTGTGTTGGAAGAACGAACATCTCCAACACCTTGTTTCCGCTTATTCCCATATTTCCGTAGATGTTACCCTCACCAGATAAGAAATGGTAACCAATTAGGTTCTCAAGGAATTGATCTTGCGCTTGAGATGGGTTAGGCCTCTCAAGGAGTTTAGAAAGAGGAGTGTCCATCACTACGTTCTCAGAGTAAGCGTTCTTCCTTGCAAGGATGGCTTGCTCGTATGCACCTTGACCGGCTTGCAAACCACGAGAAAGTTGTTTGTATCTCATCAAAGATGTTCTGGCTTTCTCCCCATTGTTCAAGCGATATACATACCAAGGGATACTTGCTGACTTTCTCGCAAGAAAGCTGACAATGGCATACACATCAGCATTGCCGAGGTATCCATCCATCACATAAGACTCTTGATTGTATTGTTGTAAGACCGCACCATTAACACCTTGAAAGGAAGGAGGAACATTCTGTTTTGGACTCAACCCCTTCTTCTTACCAAAAATATCAAATAGACCCATTTTTTTTATATTGCTCCCCAAGTTATCTTAGGGATTGTTAACTTGCTAAAAATGCTATATCTTAGGGCATCAAGTATGTGGTCACCAAACTTTACGGGTGAATCAAGTTTATTGCCATTTCTATCGGTTTTCCACCGATAATTCTTCAATTCCTTTAGTAAATTTACACTATCTTGCTGAATAAACAAGGGAGTGCCTTTTATAGTCCTAATTCCCTCCGTCACATCTTTGTTTGCGTGCTTGGCATTAAACCCGTTCCTCACCAACTCCTCAATGGTCTTTGGCTCGGCTGCATCGCAAAATATCTCATCGTACGGGTCAATATTAAGAACCTTTAGCCTATCCACCAAATCATTTGTGGTCAACCTGGTCTCATAGAGCAATTCTTGGGCATAAGCAGCACCCTCAACAAACATAACCTTAACCAATGCACTTGGCACGTTGAACCCAAAGTCAAGACCATAAACCACCTCACCATCTTCTGGCATCTCTGCCGTAGTCCTATAATGCGTATATATCAAATCTTGGCTCAATCCACGTTCACCAAGGCCGTAAATCTGCCAGTAGTTAGGGTCTGCATCCTTTAGCCTCTCCAATTCGTCAACCAATTCTTTAGGGAGGAAGGGGTTGTCACGAAATGTAGTAATGTTAAAGTCGGCATCATCCCTCGGAATCACAGAGTCATAAATCCAACTTGCCACATCAGAAGGGTTGTAGTCAATCACTATCTTACCCTCGGTACGCATGATTAACTGCATCCAAGCCTCATAGGAAAGTTCATTAGCCTCATTGCAGAAAAGATATGTCCTTGCCCTACCTCTTATCTTTTGTGGCTGATCAGCACTCACAAACTCAATCGTATTCCCATTAAGGCTATATATCTGCTCAGTCTTATTGTGGTTGTCCTCTGAATATATGTTAAGTTTTGTTAATATGTCCACAAAGTCTCTGAGAACAGAACCCTTAATGGATGGTAGCGATTGCCTTACTATTGTGAGAGTCTTGTTGTTTTCTTGAAGCAACTTCACAATGAACCAGATAAGTATGTTGTAAGTCTTGCCTGAACGTGATCCTCCCTGCATGACAGAGATGCGCTTGTCACTTTCGTTGAGGATTTCGTAGATTTTGTTGGTTTGGAGGGTAGCGTTCATTGTTTTAGTTTTATTTGAGTCATAGTTGGGTCAACCAAAGGTAAGTTTAAAAAATAAAAAAAAATTTGGTTTGCAGTTTGCGAACTGAAAACTATGGGCGAAAAGGGGGTCATCGTATATATAAGATTTATAAAGGTTGGTTTGGGGACTTTCAAAAATTTGTCTTTATATGGCCTGGCCCCAAAAAAAAATCCTTTAAGTCCCCCTCATCGTGGCAGGCCTTACCCGTCTACCTTGCCAATACAGATACAAAAGTACGTTTGCTTATAACTAATATTATGTTAAGTAGAGCGTTAACTACTTATATATCAATACATTATAAATATAGATAGTTATAATGTATTAATCCTCTGCCTTATTGTCATCTATTTGTACTGTCCTATTATCCTGTAGTAATATGTTAGGCTTGATTATCTCAATTGCTATTTGGTTGAGGTTTCCTTCAATCTTACTTTCAATCTTTTGTGTTGGTAACCCAATATAGTACGCGCAAAAGAGCTGTATTGCCTTCATGTCCCCCTCTTTGATCTTCTCATGTAGCTTCGCAAATGCAGTGGTGGCCATTGGATGCAGCTTTTCAATGATCTGATCCTCTTCCATCCTTTTAGGTCTACCTGCGTTTTTTCTTGCCCCACCCCAATTGCGTTTCTCAATTAGCTTATCCAGTTTTTCGTTTGTCATAGTTGAATTATCTTGAATAAAGATATGCGGACTTGTATTGATTTTCAATTAGTCTACAATATTTGTAGGCTTTTCTTTCTGCTGGATTACTTCCATATTGTGGGTAAATCCCTTAGGATCATCCTGCTTCTCATATATTTTAAACTTAATCCAGTCACCAGGCTGTTCATTAATATACTGCACAAAGTCAGGCTTAAAAATATTAAGGTACAAACCGTTTTCAGCCTTTTTAATATAGAAACCCTTTCTTTTCATATAACCAAAAATAAATAGAAATTATATAAACTATTGATATTTATTTGTTTACATATCATTGAAATAAATATTTAAAAATAATTATATAAAAATGATATTGTATTGATATTAATATGTAGATTTGTGAGACAATTAACAACAAACAAAAAACAACATTATGAAATCAATTATCGCAATTATCGCAATTTTCGCAGCCATCGTTTTAATTAATCTTAGCGCATGGAATTTAATTTAATTAATAACAAACTAAAACTAACAAAATGAAAAAAGTATTTTCAAGTCACGCAACTTTGTCCCATGCATGGGCTAACCAAACGCACGAAATTGGCAAAAGTTCCGCAATGTTTTTCGATGGCCCCGTTATTTATTCATGGGGCTACCATTACGAAATAGCGCGCTTTATTCAAGCTCCCAACGGTGAAAATGTAGTCTTTATTAATTCAAACGGCTACAGTAATTCAACGGCTAAACATACTAACCATGTTAGCCGCGCAATACCTAAAAACATTACAAAATTTTATGTACCGTTTCAAAGGTCATGCGGATATTATCAAAAAGATAATAGCGTAAGTATTGAAAAATTGCCGGCTATCATTGAAAATATGGCCCTTAATTGTAAAAACTATTGTTTTGATCAAATAAAAGCCCGTACAAATACGTCATATTTTAGGCAAGCCGCTTCGCTATATTCTAATATTTTGGAAATATGCTTACTTTTTAATTTAGAGGCTCCCGCAATGCCAGATAATTATATCGAAGCTGAAAATAAATACAATTTTTTACTAAATACCCAAACGCAACGGGAAAACATAAAAGCCGCTAAGGAATTAGAAAAAAATAAGGAACTATTAATTAAGTGGCTTAATCATGAACATAACGGCCAGTTATACAATATACCTGTTCATTTGCGCATCTCAAAAGATGGCCAATTTATCGAAACAACTAAAGGCGCAAAAGTTGACTATGCTAAGGGCCTTGAATTGTTTAATAGGTTAGTAAACAAAGAAAATGTAAACGGCCATAAAATAAACGGCTTTACATTGCTCGAAAATAACAGCGAAGCCCTAACAATTGGATGCCATGTAATAAATTGGCCCGTTATAAATAAATTTTTCAATAATTAATAAAATATATAAAAATGAAAATTAATACAATAGACATTAACGCCAAAGAATGGTTTGACCGAATTAACGGGAATAGTTATTATGCCGGCTCAATAGTTTTAAATTTTGGTCAGGATAATCAAATACAGTTTACAATGCCTTTCGATTATGGTTATGGCGATTATTACATACAAAAAGCAATGCAAATTTTAAACGATTCGGGCCATATAAACGTAAAATATACCTGTGAGCTTCGCGACTTATGTATCATTTTGCGAACAAATATGCAACGAAATTGCAAAAAGCGCGAATTGATGCAGTATTAATAAATTATACAAAAATGAAAATTAATAAAGACTTATTACGCCTAATCATTGCGCTAATTATTGCCGGTTTAATTATTGGGCAATTACAGGATCAATACAGCTTATAAACAATTTAAAATAAACAAAATGAATACTTTAACCTTTAACCGCCTTAAAATTGAGCAAGTAAATGATGAAGTTTTTTATATTACTTTAAATAATCTTGTTGTTTATATTGATAATTCCACAGGTGAAAACTACGTAAACAAGTGGATTGAAAATGATAATATAATTGAGGTATTTGATATTGGTTAACTGATGAAGCCATAAGGCCGAAACGGTGGCAATTGTCACCGTATTAACCTAAAAATAAATAATATGGAATTTTACATTAAAGCCTCAAAAAATGATATTAATTTCAAAACTTATGGCCCTTATGTGCGCAAAGAATATGCGATTAAAGATGCTAAAATATTTGAAAAAAGATTGAATTTTTTAATTATTAAAGTTGTTCAATATGGTGAATTAATTTATGAATACAAAAAAGCAGGTTAACTGATGAAGCCACAAGGCCGAAACAAATTAAGCGCATGTTATTGCGCTTTTTTTGTATTAACCTATGAAAGACATTCAGCCTCTGTATGCTCAGGTAATGACATTCAGCCTCTGTATGCTCAGATAATGACATTCAGCCTCTGTATGCTCAGGTAATGACATTCAGCCTCTGTATGCTCAGGTAATGACATTCAGCCTCTGTATGCTCAGGTAATGACATTCAGCCTCTGTATGCTCAGGTAATGACATTCAGCCTCTGTATGCTCAGGTAATGACATTCAGCCTCTGTATGCTCAGGTAATGACATTC